ATGCAATTACTTGAAGAATTGAAAGAATTTTTAGATTCAGTTTCATTGACTGAAAAATCAAGAGCAGAAGCTGAAGAAGCAAATGCAAATCAAGAAGTATTAGCCAAATCACCGCTTGGTATTTATATAGGTTAATGTAATGGCTAGACTTAAAAAACACAATACTCGTATTAGGAATGTAGATAGAAATATTTCAACTAGAGATATGAATGTGAAGAAAAAAGTATCTGTTAACAAGCCTATTGTAGATACATCACATTCTCCTGCAATTCAAACTAAAAATAGAAAATTACAAAATTTCTTTAAAAAACAAAGAAAAAAGAAAAATAAAATTTTGACGAGTAACAAAATTTCTTTTGTTTCAAAATATTCTGATGATCAAGGATTTTTTATAGAAGATAGAGATGTAAGTTTTCTTCTTAATAATTATTCTAATTTATTATATAATGTTAAAATATCTGATAATTGTTCTTTTAATCCTTATATTATGACACATGAATGTTCTATGAATATAAATAATATTAAAAAAATAGTTGGTAAATATAATATTTCAAAATATGATATTGTAAGTTTGATGGATTCCGATGATTCATCTAAATGGTATGATAGTAAAAATTATGATTGGTTATTTTATTTTGCAGAAATTGTAATTGGAGGCGGTCAATCAGTTTATTTAGATATAACTGATTGTGTATCTGGATGTGGAGATCACGGCCAAGGAACTCATTCTGATAATGAAGAATGGAGAAGAAGTTGTTTTAAATCATGTGTAGAAACGGTACAACAACAGAATGCATAAATTAGTAATGGAGAAATATAATGGCTAATAAACCATTTTTTATACCTGAAAAAGAAATAAAATTATTCGATGCATTTAATGAAGAATTGATTGATGATATCGTAGGTCAAACTGTAGATATATACAAAATTTCTATAAGTGATGTTGAAGCTAATTTATACGGTGAAGCTACAAGTGGTGGTGAAAAAATGTATGATAATGGATATCAAGTTAATTGTTTAATTTTATTTGGAGAACCACAAACTACAGATTTAGATAGTGGTATAGGTGCTGATGTGAATGCGGATATAGAAATGTATTTTCATAGAGCTGCATTAGTTGAATCTAATTTTTATCCAGAAATTGGTGATGTGGTAGATTGGAATGGATTTTATTGGGAAATTAACGGAACAACAGAGCCACAAATTATTGGTGGCCATCAAAATTATAAACATCAAGTAAAGGCTACGGCTCATAGAAGTAGATTAACTTCTGCTAATATGGAAGAAAGGCCTTTGTAAAATAGGAGAAAAGTTATGCAGAGATCAAGATTAAATAGAAATATAAGAAGTAGTAATAGAAGAGTTGGTGGAAGAAAAAGAACACATCTCCAAAACAATTCTGGTCCTGAAACACTACCGGCTTTGTATAGAAGAGGTATATGTCCAAATGGAAGACCAGTTGGATCAATATCTTGGGCAACATTTCAACAGGCAGAACGAATGTCAATAAGCCTGGGTCAAGGAAATACAGGAGGCGGCCAATCAGTATACCAAGATTATAATGGTGATGGTAAAATTGATATTGCAGATCTCGTATATTTCATACAATGAGGTGCAAATTAAACTAATATCCAGTTGGATATATAATATAGGAAAGTAAATTGGCAGTCAAAAAACTAAATGGTAGAAAAATTTTTTTAGGTGAAAGACAATCAAAAGGTTCTTTTTCATTGAGAAAAGCTAAAGAACAATCATTAGAAAATTTATCAAACAATAATGATGTTAGTGATTTATTAAATAAATTGATTGATAAAGTAGATTCTTTAGGTAAAAATTCTTTTGTAAATGATGATTACATTTATAAAAATATAAAAAAAGATACAGGAGCCATTGAAGTAGATATAAAAAAAAATTTATTTATATCTGAATTTGATAATTCCAATATAAAAATTGATAATATAAGTAAAGGAAAAGTTAATAATAAATTAGATAAATTGAGAAGACTTAGGAGAAAATCAAATGGCTAGAACTGGTGCAAGATTGAACAAACATAGAAGTAATCCGGGAGCTCAAAGAATTGGAACTTCTTCGAGATCTAGAAGACAACATTTTCATTCTTATAGTAGAGGGGTGAGAAACCATTGGAGGCGTGAAACTGGTGGTACAAATATAGGTGCTCGTGGATTTAGACATACTCATGATGGTAGACGGCACGGACATGCTTTTTCGACTGGAGTACAAGAACATTGGGGAAATAATCCAGGTGGATATAGTGTACATCATGAAGGATATTACCACAGTCATAATTCACGGAATGGTGAGGTAATGAGAAAAAGATCTCATAGAAGAAGAAGGCCAACTAGAAGACCGACAAAAGGATTAGTTGGAAGTATAAATAATCAACATAATGAACAAGTTCAAGGTAATTTATTAGAATGCTGGCATAATGGTAATTATGTTGTACAAGATAGTAATGGTAATAATTATTGTAGAAACAGACATTCAGGCCATCAAACATTAATACAATAAGGAATAAGTAATGGCAGTTAAACCAGTAACAAATCCAAATCCACCTCAACCACAAACTGTGAATAGAGGTAAACAAGTTAGTAGAAAATCTGATGTTGCTCGTAGTACCAACGAAGCTAAAACAGCTATTCCTGGTGCTAGTTATGAACAAGATTTTGAAGTAACTTTAAAAGATTTAGATACAACTATTATGAATCATATAAAAAATGTTATGGCTCTTAAAATAGTTGAAAATGGTTCAATGATTGACATTCCTATTTTATATGGTAATGAAGAAAGATGGTTCAATGTAAGGAAAAGAGGTTATCTTCGAGATAAAAATGGTACAATAATGTTACCTCTAATAATGTTCAAAAGATTATCGATAGAATTTAATGATATGTTACCTTCATATAAACATGATGTTACTGGTGAATGGACTGGAATATTAAGATATTCTCAATATTCAAATGATAACCATTATGATAATTGGTCAGTACAACAAGGAATCAAACCAGCTGAAGAACAAATTATAACTGGAGTTCCCCAATATGTTAATATAACTTATGATTTTATGTTGATGAGTAATTTTATAGATGGTCAGATGAATCCGATGATTGAGGCTTTTACCGAACAACACAACACTTATTGGGGTGACAACACCTCTTATAAATTTCATACTACTGTTGAAGGTGGTATAAACGACTCCACAGAAATGACAGTTGATACGGAAAGATTAGTTAGAAATAATTTTACAATTATGTTAAAAGGATATTTAATTCCTGAATATATTTCAAATATTGTAAGAAATAAAGAAGCTAATGCGAAAAAACAATTAACATCAAGAACAGTTATTATTTCAGAAAAAAGTGAGTAAATTTCAATAAAAAACAACTGTTTGAGATTTAAATCACATATTTATTTATGATGAAAAATACATTTATTAAATTAATTTAAAATTTATATAATCGGAGGTTATAATGGCAGAACAAGAAAAAAAGTTTACGGAAGACGAATTGACATCAATAGAAGGAATTCAAAGAGATTATATTGATATTCAAAACAAATTTGGTAAACTTCAAATTACTAGAGTAAATTTAGAAAAACAATTAACTGAATTAGATGATTTAGAAAACAAGTTTCGAGGTCAATTTGAAGAAATAAGGGAGAAAGAAAAAGGTCTTGTCGATGGACTGACAGAAAAATATGGTCAAGGAAGTCTTGACCCTGAAACTGGAACTTTCACACCAAAATCATAAACTGAAATCTAATCAAAATCTAATATAAAAATGGAGAAATAATATGGCAGAAAGAGTAGTTTCACCTGGTGTTTTTACCAATGAGGTGGATGCTTCCTTTTTACCTGCAGCTATTGGTGAGATAGGTGCGTGTATAATAGGAACAAGTAAACAGGGACCTATGTTTGTCCCAACAGTGGTAGAAAACATAAGTGATTTTAAAATAAAATTTGGTGGAATGGATAAAAACCATTTTATGCCATACGCGGCGAAAAGTTATTTAAAGAATGCTGGAAAATGTACAGTTGTAAGAATTGGTGGAAAGGCCGGATATACTTCTAAAGGTATGGCGATAGCTTCAGATGATGGACAAATACTTGCTTTAATACAACCATCTGGTTCGGGTAATGATTTTGCAGCTGCAGATGGAGTAATTACCAGTGCTTCTGGTTCTCACGCATTCAATTTATCGATAAATGGAGTAGTATCACCTACAATGTCAATGATACCATCGGACGCAAATTATATAGGAACTGTTTTAGGAAAATCCGCAACAGGTGCACCTTCAACAGCGGAAGGTAAAAACGCATATGTAAGTTGGATATTTGAAGATACTGCAGCTGGATTAGCTGTAGAAACTAGTGTAACTTCTTCAGTAATCGCTGATTCACAAACTGCATTTACTAATGGATATTCTTCAGCTAAAACACCTTATATATGCAGTCAGACTGGTTCAGGAGACGCTTCTTCTGGGTATGGTGCAACTAATTTATTCAAGTTTGAAACATTATCTCACGGACAGGACGCTAATACAAATATCAAAGTTTCTATACAAAATATAAAAGGTTCAGGTGCAGTTGCTGGAACTGATTATGGTACATTTGATGTTGTAATTAGAAAATTTGGTGATACTGATAAAAGACAAGAAGTATTAGAAACATTTGCAGGTTGTAATTTAGACCCAGCTTCTTCAAAATATATTGTTAGAGTTATCGGTGATATGAAAGAAACATTTGATACAAGTACTTCCAAAGTAACTGTAAGTGGTAATTATCCTGTAAAATCTAAATATGTTAGATTATCAGATATAAATGAAGCTTTAGAAACATTGAGTGAACATATTGTTCCATTCGGATTCAAATCAATATCACTTCCTGTTTCTGCTTCATTCACATCAAGTTATGGTGGAGCTACAAGTCACGGAGCAGTATATAAATTACCTGCATTACCAGTAATAACAACTCAAACTGGTAGTGATGGTGAAGTGGCTACATATATTCATCATGGTGTTGATTTTGATGGTAATAATCTTGATAGTTACACAAGTAAACATAAAGATTTATTACCATATCTAAATCCAACACCTACTACAACATATAATTCAAGTTCTTTACAATTCGGATTAGATAAAGATGCCGCTCAAAGTCCTTCTGGTTCAGAGTCTGTTCTATCTGCCAAGAAATTCTCTGTACCATTTGCGGGAGGATATGATGGGTTTGATCCAAGATATGTAGAAGCTCAAAGTGGAAAAGGTGCTTATCAAACTGGTGACTCTAGTAGTTATTGGGATGCTATAACAACAGTTTCAAATCCAGATGAATTGGATATAAATATGTTAGTTATGCCTGGTATCAATAAAGGAGCTCATTCAAACATTTATACAAGAGCAAGAGATGCTGTAGAAGAAAGAGCAGATTCATTCTTTGTATTTGATGCTGGTGGGTATAATGATGGTATAACAACTGTAACGGCCGCTGTTCAACAAGAAGATACAAGTTATGCGGCTACTTATTATCCATGGGTAAAAATCTTTGATGATGAGAATAATATTCATGTATGGGTTCCGCCATCAACAGTATTACCTGGTGTAATAGCTTTCAATGATAAAGTATCTCATTCTTGGTTCGCTCCAGCTGGATTGAACTTC